ACTACGGCACCTAGTAACTTCGATCAGATTTTCTCTGGTTATATGGACCAGATGAACATTCAAGATGGTCCTGAGACAGCTACTATTGAACTGAAGGTAGAGAACAAGCTAGTTGACTTAGAAAGGGCTAGGGTTGCTCGCTTTACATCTGGGTATCAGAAGTCTATCTACCCTAGCGACAAGGGGTTTGACTTCGTAGAAAGCCTTCAAGACAGAGAACTATTCTGGGGTCGCAATGCTGTCAATTAAATACCAACAAGAGTTCCTTTCTCAATTCAAGAGTGGTGCTCAAGAGTTGCTGGAACAAGATTGGGATGAGATTGAGCATAAGAAAGACCTGCGTAAGTTAAACCCAGATTGGTCTATCTACGAGTTACTAGAGAAGCAGGGTCAGTTGTATATCTTTACTTGTAGGGATGACCTAAAGCTGGTCGGTTACTTTGTCGTTATCATCACACCTAACCTGCACTGTAAGGGAGATACCCTTGCTGTAGCTGATGTGATCTATCTGGATAAAGAGTATAGGTCAGGTCTGTTGGGCTACAAGCTGTTCTTGTTCGCTGAGTCTTGCATCAGAGATGATGGCTACAAAACCCTACAGGTAACGACAACAGAAATGAACCCGATAGACCCGCTAATGCTAAAGCTGGGCTATAGCAAGGTAGAAACTAAGTTCGAGAAGGTGTTATAAATGGCTGTCTTTACCGCTCTTAGTGTTGCTGTCGCTACTTATGGTGCTGGTGCCAGCTTTTTTTCTGCCGTTGGTGTATTCATCTCTAGTGCTGGTTTTACTGGACAGCTCCTGTTGAGTGCTGCTACTAGCCTTGTTCTTAATGCCCTGACACCTAAGCCTTCTGCTAGTGGTGGGGCTAACAGGGGCTATCAGGTAAACTCTAGGGGTGCTGCACTAGACCACCAGATCATCTATGGTAAGGTCCGTGTTGGTGGTGCTATTGTCTATGATGATGCAACGGGCGTAAACAATAAGTTCCTGCATCGTATCATTGCTGTTGCTGGTCACGAAGTACAGTCCTTTGATCGTATCTACATTAACGACAGCTACATTGACTTCGGTGACATTGCTGGTGATGGTAATATCCCTTCTGTCGTTGACCCTGACGGTAGCACATCAACCAGATACAATGATAAAATCCGTATTCAGTTTGGCTATGGTACACCTACCCAGCCAGCTAATGCCGCTCTTGTGTCTGAATCACCTAACTGGACTGCACAGCATACCCTGAGTGGTATTGCCTATATGTATGTCCGACTGGCCTTCGATGCTGATGTGTTCCCTAATGGTATCCCCACGATCACTGCTGAAGTAAAAGGTAAGAAGGTCTATGACCCTCGTACTACCACGACAGTGTGGTCTGATAACCCAGCCCTGTGCTTGCGTGATTACCTTACGTCCAAGTACGGTGTCAATGAGGATGCAGATAACATTGATGATACGCTAGTTACTGCTGCTGCTAATGTTTGTGACCAGACTATCTCAGGTCTAGCTAGGTACACTTGTAATGGTGCCTTCACTACTGGTTCTACTCCTTACGATTTGTTGCAGAGTGTCCTAACCTCTATGGGTGGGACTATGTGGTATGCTCAGGGTAAGTGGCGTATGAAGCCTGCTTACTGGACGACACCAGTGATGGACTTGAACGAAGATGACTTCCGTTCTAGTGTCGGTGTAAGCACACGTCATTCCCGTAGGGACAACTTCAATGTCGTTAAGGGAACCTTCCGTGGTGCAGAAACTAACTGGCAGGTCACAGACTACCCACAAGTAACTAACGCTGCTTTTGTCACTGTTGACGGTGGTCAGGAGTCTGTTGTTGATGTGAACCTTGCTTTCACTGATAACTCTATTGAAGCAAGAAGACTAGCTAGGGTAGCCCTAGAAGCCAACAGACAACAGCTTATGATCAGTGCATCCTTTGGCCTGAGAACCTTGGCCCTTCAGGTTGGCGACAATGTGAGGGTTACCAACACTAGGTTTGGTTGGGTCAACAAAGAGTTCACTGTTATGTCGTGGAGCTTTGGTCTCGCTGATGAGTATGACCTTCAGGTGAACATGATCCTGCAAGAGACTGCTGAGAGTATCTTTGATGAAGTTGACGATGGCATTGTTTACGACAGAGATAACACTAATCTCCCTAACCCTTTCTTTGTTGAGGGGGTAGGTATCTCTGCTGTAGCTTCTGTGCAAATCTCTAACCAGAAGGTCTCTAACATAGCTCTGGTAAACATCACAGCAACAGATGGTGTATATATTGACAGTGTAAACGTAGAATACAAGTTATCTTCAGGGTCTATCTACAAGGCTCTAGGTACAGGCACACTAGGTTTTTATGAGGCTGTGAACCTAGAGCCAAATTTCTATGACTTTAGGGCCAGAGCAATAAACATCTTTGGTGTTAAGGGGGAGTGGACTTACCTGTTAAACAAGGAGATTAACGCTTTTGCTGGTGACCCAAGTGATGTAAGTGGCTTTGATATTGAAATCTCTGGCGGTACTACCTTCTTGTCTTGGGAACCTATCTCAGACCCTGACCTTAGTCACTACGAGATAAAGCACAACTCTAATACATCAGGGGCTAACTGGGGTAACTCTACAACTATTATTAAGAAGGTAGCTAGACCAGCATCTTCTGCTACACTTCCAGCGCGTAGTGGTACTTTCCTGATTAGGTCTTATGATAAAGAGGGTAACTTTAGTGTAGATGTAAGCACTATTGTTGTGTTAGCATCTGAATTACCCTCAATGGGACAGACTGAATTTACTGCTGACCAAGAGCCTACTTTTACGGGTACTAAGACTAACGCTATTGTTGTGTCATCTGCACTTGAGATCGACATTACTACTTCATCCTCGCCTACAGGTGAATACTTCTTCCCTTCCTACATTGACGTTGATACAGTTAGAAGTTGTATTGTAACTGGCTTCAGGACTTTCACAAGGAAGTTTGACGGTGGTACACTCCTATGGGACAACATACCACAGGACTTTGATACTTGGCCGGATCTGTTCGACACTTGGACAACAGAAACAACAGCCTTTGGTGACACTGGTGTAACGGTATTTGTCTCTGCTACTTACGATGATCCTTCTGGTACACCCTCTTGGGGAAGTTATCTCCCTGCTAACGGTGCTTCTATCATGGGTCGTGCATTTAGGTTCAAGGCAGAACTAAATAGCTCTAATGCTAAATATACACCCTCTCTTACTGAGCTTAATGCTTCAGTCGCATACTAAAAGGAAAGCCCTGACATGAGCCAACATGATTTTAACATCTCTAACCAGACAGCTAGTGTAACTAGGGCAGATATTAACAATGCTCTGGGTGCATTAGCTACCCTATCGTCTGGTACTACTGCCCCCTATACTAAATATGCTAATATGTTGTGGTACGAGACTGACACTAACACCTTGTGGATGAGAAACGAAGCTAACTCCACTTGGATCAGAGTGGCCTATGTCGATCAGTCTGCTAATGCTTGGCGGGTGCTAGATAACACGCGGGTTGTTAGTACATCAGGGACAACCATAGGGTACTTAGCCGTTCATGCAACGTCTACTTGGCAGTCTGGCGTGGACACTAATGATAAACTTGTGTCCCCTGCTAAGTTGAAGGCGGCGATTGAGGCTTTGGCGCCTGTGCCTGCTGGCTACTCTGATGCACAAGCTAGGGCTGCGCAGGCTGGTCATTCTGCTGGGGGCGTTGGGTCTTACGGGTTTTTCTTTAATAATAACTATTCATTTGAAAATAACGTAAGCACCACAAAAAATCCGGGACACCTTGAGGCTGGCAGCTTCTTAAGATGGTCGGGTGCTGATCCGAGCGCGCCCTATAATTCTTACGGGTTTTTCGCAACAGCCCCAAGCGGAACTTGGAGATTGATGGGTTTCTTTAATCATAGAGAAGATAGCGATAATGAGCAGAGATCATTTCCACGGTATAGCCTTTACTTGAGGGTATCATAATGGAAAATCGCAATCCTATCTTTATTGAAGACGGTCGCATTAATTGCGAAATTGAGCATCCAGAATAT